AATGCCTTTACTGGCGCTTTGGGTGAACTAACAGTGGATACAACACTTGATACCTTAGTTGTCCATGATGGGTCAACAGCCGGTGGACATACCCTTGTGTCGGATACAGCAACACAAACCTTAACTAATAAAACATTAACAGCACCAACAATAACTGCTATTACGAAAAGTGGTAGCAATGGCGTAGGTGATATTGGTCAAAGTGATAATAAATTTGCAACAATATATGGCCTGTCATCTTCAGCCAAATATGCTGACGTAGCTGAAATTTATACAACAGATCAAAAATATGATTATGGTACTGTTATAGTAATTGGTGGAGAGAAAGAAGTAACACAGTCTACTAGTGCTAATGATCATAAAGTTATTGGTGTTGTTTCTGAAAATCCAGCTTTAATGATGAATTCAGATCACGAAGGACAATTTATTGCACTTTTAGGTCGTGTACCTTGTAAAGTCGTTGGCAAAGTTGGTGCAGGAGATTTATTAGTAACATCTTCAACACCCGGACATGCTTGTGCTTGTGACCCAGATGTCTTAAAACCCGGTATAGTAATAGGTAAGGCATTAGAAGAAAAAGATTCATTATTAACAGGTACTATTGAAGTTCTTATTAATAATAATTAATTAATTAGTTACATTATCGACCAATAAATAAGATAATGCAACCATATAAGTATCTAGATAATATTCCAAATCACGAGCTAATTTCTAAGAAAGTATTAGAATATGTTACAAAATATCATGCTGATTTATTAGAATCAGAAATTTTTTGGAATGACCTTCCACTTGATAATGTATTAGATTATATTCCCGAATTAGTCAAAGTATTTAAAGATCTCAATTTAACACCAAATGTAATATCATTGGTTATATGTACTGATGCTAATGGCGGTCCCCATATTGATGCTTTAAAGGGTATTAGATTTTTATGGCCACTAAAAAATTGTAAGAACTCATATACTAGATTTTTAGATATAGATCCAGATAATGTATCAATTCAGCAATTACCTAACGGAATTATTTATTATTATAGTACACTTCCTCCACCCTATGAGTATATAGATCAGGTAGAATTAGTAAGACCTATAGTAATAAACCCACAAGTAGGGCATGAAGTTATACTTGATAAGGATAAGAATACAAGAATGACTATGACTATTGGATTTGACGAAGATATTAGTTATATGTTAGAATAGATAAATATATTAAAATAATGAGGAATTAAGGCAATGGCAAAACAGACTGTTAATATTGGTGTTACAGCAAATGACAACACCGGAGACCCGTTACGTACCGCATTCGATAAGGCAAATGATAATTTTGATGAAATTTACTTAGCCGGTCCGGTAAGTTCAAATGTTAAAATATCTACAAATGTAATAGCTAGTACTAATACCAATGGTAATATTAATATTACTCCAGCTGGCACAGGTCAAGTTGTTATCACATCAGTACCAACAAATATTAGTGGTAATCTTAAACTAGGTGATGGAAGTACTCAAAACACTGGCATTGAAACAATTTATCATTATATAACAGCAGACCGTAGTACAATTTCATCTACAGCAACCGATGCTTTTGGAAAGAGTGCTACACTTGCCGCCGCTAGATCATATGATTTTAATATTAATTGTATTGCTACTAATAGTAGTACTGGAAATATTTCAGTTGAATTAACAGATGCAAGTGGTGATATAGCTGAATGTTTTGCATTAGTCACTTCTCATTCACCAACTGCTGGTAGAAAAGAAGTATCATTACAAACTGCTACAACGGTAGATACTGATGTTAATACTGCTGAAACAACACATATTAATGTAACCGGAACATTAAGAACAGTAACAGGTGGAAATTTAACTATAAAGTTAAAAACAGCATCTGGAACAGTTACTCCTAAAGCCGGTAGTAGTTTTGAATTCCGCGGAAAGATCGATAACGATATTGGTAATACCGCTTAATTATTAATATCTAATTCAATAATTTTAATTTTACTTTGAATCTCATCAATGTTTATTGTAGACCATAGTCCTGGATGTAATGGCTTTGGAATATGACCTGAATCAACCCAACTATATCCTAAATGTTCGTTATTTAAATTTGGGACAAATTCGTGTTCTACAGATCCAAAAAAAGTATGATAAACAAATTTACCATCAGGGCTAGTAAATTGTTCTATAGGTATTAATTTAATAATTTCAGGAAAGTCACCTAATTCTTCTTTACATTCTCTTTCTATCGCATTAATTAAACTTTCATTATTCTCAATTTTGCCTCCCGGCAAACCCCAGGCACCTGGGTGTTTATGATCGTTTCTTAATAGATATAGGTATCTGTTAGTTGAAAGGCTAAACAACCATACACCAATCGCATCTACTGTACTATTCATATTATAGTACTATTGACCAGTCGCCGCCGTCATAAATTCCTTGATAACTTTTTTGCCATTTTCCATTGGCCCATTTATATTGAATAGTTGTGGTACTATTAGTAACATATTGCAATGTACTGGTATCTGAACCATCAAAAGACACAACCCAGTTTGTACCATCAAATTCAATAATTTGATTCTCTGTAGCAACTAAAGCACCCCATGCATCAGATGGATCTTGATTAACATTACCACCAGGTGGGTTAATATTAGAAAATTCTCCAACATTACCTGTTAATAAATATCTTTGCCCGGTACTAGCCGCCGCTAATCCTGCACCTGGGCCACTAACACCTGGATCAATAACTGCATTTAAGGCTGTTAATGTATTTGCTGGAATACTATCAGAGTCTATAGTAAACAACATAAATCTATCATCAGTTGGATGATAAGCTAATGTTCCAACAACTTCAGTAATACTATCTTCAATAGTTAAACGTATTTGACTAATACCTGCTCTTAAAACACCATACATATCAATTACACTATGCCATAATTCGTTACTTGCCTGTTCTGGGCTTGGATCTAATATTGAACTACCATCTTGATATTCAACTGCTGATTCTTTTAATATTTGTATTTGATTTCCGAGTATTATAATTTGATATCCAAATGGTGTAATTTTTTGTCTTGTTCCTAATAATAAATCGTCATTTAATAATGCATTTGCGGCATCACCATTAGAATCAAAAATACTGGCAATTATTTTATGTATTACACCGGCTTTAGTTACACGAGCTGGCGGACTTAACCATATTGGTAAGTGAAAATTTAATGTTGCTGTATCAATTGCATTATCAGTACCCTGAGGTATACTTCTTGATGACCAAGTTACACCAACTAGTTCAACTATAGATAAACTGGTCCAGTCAATATAATTATCAGTTGATTGTATTTCCATTGATGGATTAAACAATACTAATATTTGTTCTAAAATTTGTAATTTCATTGTAGTATTAGTAGTCCAAATATCTACATTAATTTTAAGATCAAAAGGTACAGGCATTAAACGTTCTACAGTAAAGGCATTGCCTTGTGTAGGTTCAAATGATTGTGTAGCTTCATTCCATGTACGTTGTTTAAAAGTCTTTTTGTCAAGAAAATATGGTTCTTGTACTCTGTCTCGAGAATAATCCATAGAGGTTATATGAAAAGTTATTAATGGTGAACTGGGCATTTTACTGGCAGAATTTTCTTGTATAATTACTGCGGCATTTCTACTGGCATCACCATATTTAACTGGTACTCGTACTAACCCAGCGGCTCCAGTAGCATCTCTACCATATTCTACTTGATAATTAGAAAACATGCGAGTAAATTGTAGTAAGAAACGTCTTATCTGTTGATCATAGAAAAAATCATTTGTGGTTGGCATTATTAATTATCCTTCTTCGGTGAGAGTAAATCTGACAAACTTTGTTTTCCAGTTATTGTTCCACGATCCGATGTTGTAACATTATCATCATTATTAGTGAAACCACTAAGTTGTCTTTCATCACTACCCGATCCTGGTGTAAGATCAGTTCTAACACCATCTTCTACTTTAACCCATCTTGAACCATCATATCTAAATAATCTATTAGGTGAATAATCTAATCTCAATGCATAATCTCCTACTCCTGGAGCAGATGGAAATGTAACACCTGGTGTTACATTTAAACCGTTAGGTGAAACAGCATCTCCTGTTAAATAACCAACTAAATATCCATCAACCTGCGGTTCTGGAGTTTTACCTGGAACTGAAGTTCCATCACTAGTAACAGTTTGTGTATTTACAGGTTTGAAAACACCATGTGCATCTTTTGCGGTAGGTGTTATATAATAACCCGTGTTATCATATCCGCTTGCAGGAAGTTCAATTTCTGCTTGTCTAACTATAGTATCATTAATATCTAAGTCTTTCTTCCTTGTTCCTAAGAAATCATCAATAGTACCTGCTGATGGATTATCAGGATCAAGTGGTTTGTTAAGTATATCATCGTACTCTTGACTACTTGTTAATGGTGTTGCTTTAACACGCCATAAATGTGGATACCAAGTTTGGCTAAACCCTTCGCTGGCGAAACTCGCATCTTGTATTACATAATATCTTGGTAATGCTTTAGGTCCGCTTGTATCTAGTGGATGATAATCTTTTAAATTAGGAAACTCTAATACATCTCCAGCCATTAATTTACGACCAAATGTATTGATCATATCATTATAATGAAAACTGACAAATTGTGTGTCACCACTCATAAACAAGCCAAATTGTGTTAAGTCAAAATCAATATCTGCGACTGAATATACACCTCGCATTGTATAGACACTATCTTCATATTCGCGATCTCTGTTTTCTAGGAATAGTAAATCTTCAATAAAAAGTGGATCGGATGTATTGTAAACTGGGCGAGTAACATCGTCATTGTCACGAATTGAGCTATCACCAACTGTTTTGGGTCCTAGATATTTGTGAACATAAATATCTACTCCGCCAACAGTAAACATTTCAGATACTGTCTTATCAAGAAATGAATAATCGTTTGCTTTCTCTGGTCTATATAGACTTAATTTAGGCATTAAAGTTCCTCTTATTGCTTATTTATCGCCTTGTCTGAATGATTTATAATTGCTACCAAATGCAATTTTCTAGATAATTTGTGGATTTTTAATTCGTTTCATGCATTTAATACACCTACACCAAATATATGAGTTTAATTAACAAAATCTTTATTCTTAAATATGTATTGTAACACAAAATTGTTTACAGAATTTGAGAGTCTGCAATTTGAATCGGTAGATTCTACCGAGTCTGTGTTGCAATTTTTAAACAAAGGAGAAAGCATATGGATATGCTAAATCAAGTTAAAGCGTGGGCTAAAGGATTAGCAGACGTTGGTGTGAGCATGATTGCTCTAGCCATCGTTCTCGAAGTTCTATTTAATGGCCAAGGCGTTCCTTTCTGGCCAGACATGAGCGTTATCGCTAATGTTCAGTCAGTACTAGCAGGTCTATCTGATCAGGGTTTACTCGGTCTGGTAGCTGTTTGGGTTCTATATCACATATATAAAGCGAAATAAGTGAAATAGAAGAACAGTCTAAACAACAACTTAGGTTGTAGAATAGGCGATGTTTCGGCATTGCCTATTTTTTTGATTGACTTTTCAATAGTGTTCGTGTATAGTTTATTCACCCATAAAAATTTATCCCCTCAATGATTTTATAATAAACAGTATTATGACAGTTAAAAAATTAAAATTATCTCAGTCTGATCTAAAATCATTTGGACCGGAAATATATTTTACAAAAGAGAATATGCCAACAACAGAGGAAGAACGTCAAAGTATTCTTCATGGGCGTTTAAATTTTTATAATTATGCTATTAATAGAAAGCAAGCCAAACACTTTGCTGTGGAGTGGTTAGCAACAAATGGAAATAAAAAATTAGCCAAAAAATTAAACTCTGTTACTGATTGGATGTTTCCTGCTACTTATGGTTATATAGCTCGCATGGCTTTAGTTGGTTGGGTATTAGATGAGCATGAAAAGAATGATATTATTTCAAAATCTGAAGAAGCTGTAAAACAGTATGAAGCTAAAGGCTCAAAAGTTAATCCAGAAAAAGAAAAAAAGAAACACCCAAATATTCAAGAAATAATGCGTGAAAAAGCAATGCGAGCCGCAGGCGAATTAGATTATCAACTAGATAAATTTATTGATGATAAATGTAAGAGCAAAAATAAACATGGTAATACTATGGAAATACTTACAAATTTTAATGTACTTCCGCAACATGTTAATTTAATTAAAGACATTTTTAATGAATACATTGAGGAATTTGCTCATGCATTAGAAACACCAACAGAAAAAGAATTAAAACAATATAATGAAGAAGAACAAGATTTAATATTACAACAAGCTGAGTCTTATAATCATCTTACAAAACCACAACTTAAAAATCTTATTAAGTATTGTCAAATGATAATAGAAGAAATGGACGGATATATACATTATAAAAAATCAAAAGTTGTAAGAAGAAGAAGAACACAAACACCAGAAAGAAAAATTCGTGATTTAAAATATTTAAAAGAATTTGAAGAATTAAATTTAGAATCAGTATCACCAGTTACAATTATTGGTGCATCAGAAGTATGGCTTTATAATACTAAAAATAGAAAAATTCAATATTATGTAGTAGATAAATTTTCTAGATCCTTTACAGTTAAAGGTACAACATTAATAGGGTACAATTCTAATAATTCAAAACAAAAAACACTAAGGAAACCAGAGGAATTTTTTGCGGTATTTAAAAAAGCCGGAAAGCCAGTTAGGCGTGACTTATTTAAAGAATTAAAAACTACACCCACAGGTGTTAATGGGCGTTTTAATAAAAATTTAATCATATTAAAAGCAACATAACATCTTACCCTCTAAAATTGACTTAGCCATAAATACTAGGATTGGAGCAAAATATATGGCCACATTAACAGAATTAAAAGCAGATCTATTCGATTACGTAGCAAAGCGTTTAGGTGATGGAATTGTAGATATTGAATTAGACCCTGAACATTATGAAGTAGCTTATGATCGTGCATTAGGAACATATAGACAAAGGGCTCAGAATGCTTTTGAAGAATCGTATTCGATACTAGAGCTACAAGAGAATCAAAACACTTACACATTACCTACAGAAGTAAACACAGTACGTCAAGTATTTAGACGCACAATGGGAGATGCAACAGGTCCTTTTTCTTCTTCTTTTGATCCTTTTAGTTCAGCTACATTGAATGTATATTTGTTAAATTATTCTTATGCAGGTGGGTTAGCAACATACGAAATGTATACACAATATGTTGAATTAGCCGCTAGAATGTTTGGTGGATATTTGAATTATACATTTAATCCTGTTACAAAACAATTAAGTTTAGTACGTGATCCTAAATCATCAGGAGAAAAAGTATTATTGTGGACATATAATTTAAGACCCGAAATTAATCTTCTTCAGGATAATCCAATTAAACAATGGATACGTGATTTTACCACAGCAAGTTCTAAACAAATTATTGGTGAAGCACGTGAAAAGTTTGCTACAATAGCCGGTCCTGGTGGTGGTACTCCACTTAATGGAGCACAAATGAAGGCTGAAGGTAGTGCTGAAATAGAAACGTTAATTCATGATTTACAAACTTTTGTAGATCACAGTCAACCATTAAGTTGGGTTATTGGTTAAATGAGAGCAATAGAGTTTATCAGAGATTTAGAAACAGATTTACCAGAAGGTATAGTCTGGAGTAGAAAAGGAAATGCCCTTGTAATGAAGTGGCGTTGTGAAGCTGGTGCAAGAAAAAATCGAATTGTTCCTACAGCGGCCGCATGTGGCCAAGCAAAAGATATGAAAAAATCTCAAAAAATGAAAAAAACAAGAGCCCGTACTAAAACTCAACAAGCACGTAGATCTAAAAAAACCAAAAGAATTAACCCAGCTTCAAAGACTCTTAAATTATTAAATAAATTTAAAAACAAGCGATTGAAAGTAAGTAAAGGTCCAAAGAAGCGAGTTCCAACTAAACCAAAGCCTAGAAAGATGTCTATGCCAGGCAAACCAAAAAAGAAAAAATAATAATAATTCTTGACAAATAGGGAAAAATATTGTAGTATGTAACTATGAGTCTCGATCTAATGCTGGATATTGAAACTCTGGGAGTAGTTCCAGAGGCAAATATTAGTACTATAGCCGCACAATTATTTGATCCTTTTGNTGATGGTTATACAGAAGCTGATCATTTTTATAGTAGAATTTCTCCCGAATCCCAACCTAATAGAATTATAAGTGAGTCTACTCTTGATTGGTGGGCCAAGCAACCAAAAGAAGCAAAAGAAGAGGCATTTGGCGAAGCGGACAGAATAGATTTAAAAATTGCATTAGAAAAGTTGGCCAAAATGATTTGGCGTAGCGATCATGTTTGGTCTCAAGGTCCTACATTTGATATGAGTATTTTAGAAAATGCTTATAGAGAGTATGATATAAATTTTCCATGGGATTTTTGGAATATTAGAGATAGTAGAACAGTATTTTCTTTATATCCAGATTTAGTAACGCCAAAAGTAGAGCATCATGCATTAGCTGATTGTCGAAGACAAATTTTATTATTGCAAAAAACTCTTAAACATTTAAAAGTAGAGCGTATAAAATGATAATTGGAATAGCTGGTCTTATTGGATCAGGAAAAGATACCACAGCAGATTATCTAGTTAATGTTCATGGTTTTCGTAAAGAAAGTTTTGCNGGAAGTCTTAAAGATGCGATAAGTGACATATTTAGTTGGGACCGTGTATTATTAGAAGGGCAAACTCAACATAGTAGAGAATGGCGAGAACAAATTGATGAGTGGTGGTCAGAACGTTTAGAACAGCCCAAACTTACTCCTCGATGGGTATTACAATATGTAGGAACAGATGTAATGCGTAAATGGTTTCATGATGATATTTGGGTTGCAAGTTTAGAAAATAAATTACGCAAATCCAAGGATAATATTGTTATTCCAGATGTAAGATTTGTTAATGAAGTTGAAATGCTTAAACGTAATAATGCGATTTGTGTTAGATGTGAAAGAGGTGAAAAACCACCCTGGTATGAGTTGGCTAAAAGTGTTAATACAGAAAGTGATCAGGACGAAAGTGTATTAACTAAATTATACGAAATACATAAATCTGAATATGCCACGGTTGGGCTAGATTTTAATTATGAATTAGATAATAATGGATCTATGGATTACTTATATGAGCAAATTAATAGTCTGGTTGAAGATCACCAGGTTCCCAATGCTGTTCCTGATGTTGAATAGTAATACTACAATTTAGACATATAGATCTTAAATTAAGAAATGTAGTATTGTTTAAATTTCCGTCGATATGATATACTAAAATTTGAGTATGATAGCGAGATGTGAACCCACATCGATCGCAAGTATTCTTCTTTTTATATCCTTGACTTTGCCATCGAGGAACTGGCGGTTTTTTATTTCTATTTCTGTTAATACAAGTTCCACAACGAGTCCTATAATGATAAACATTATTCTTTTTGTAGTTTATTGCACACAAATTTCGATTGCAAACCTGACATAATGGCCTTTTCATTAAGGTATTTATGACTAAACCTTTGCAAAGGCAGTTTAAATCACCAGTTCTTTGCAGATTGTAATAAATATGATTAAACATTTAAAAGAGGATTTTAATCATGGCAACTTTAGTTTCACCAGGTGTAGAAGTAACAGTCTCAGACGAGAGTCAATACTTACCCGCCGCAACTAATTCCGTACCATTTATTCTTGTTGCTTCGGCAACTGATAAGGTAAGTGGCACAGACAGTACCTCAACAGCCACAGGGACAACTGCGGCTAATGCTAACAAAGTTAATCTAGTTTCTAGTCAGAGAGAACTTGTTAGTTTATATGGTACCCCAACTTTTTACTCAACCACCGGTGGCTCTGCACTTAATGGTTACGAATTAAACGAATATGGTTTGTTAGCCGCTCACTCAGTGCTTGGTATATCAAACCGTGCTTATATACAGAGAGTCGATGTTGATTTATCACAACTTTCTGCATCATTAGTCAGACCAGTAGGTGATCCTGCAAATGGTAAATATTGGCTAGATACAGCAAATGCATTATGGGGCATTCAAGAATGGAGTGCTACAACCGGAACTTTTACAAATAAAGTTCCAACAGTCATTAATGATACAACAAAATTAACGGCTGGTGTACCACTAGCATCTGTAGGCGCCATTGGCGATTATGCAGTAGTTACAACAAATGTACAAAACCCAATTTATTATAAGAATAGAGATAATGCTTGGGTACAACTGGGCACTGATGCATGGCAGAATTCATGGCCATCAATTCAAGGTTCAAATGCTAGTCCAACTATTGTCGCAGGAAATACTATTGTAATTAATGGTACAACAGTTACAGCATCAGGAACAACTGTAGCATCTTTGGCAACTAACATTAATTCTGCCGCTATTACTGGTATCACAGCCGCCGCAGTTAATAATAAGTTAGAAATTTATGCTGATAGTGATGTTACTCCATCAGATTCAGCCGGTGACGGTACATGGCAAATTGCAAATGGAACAGGAACAATTTTAACAGTTACTGGTATTACCGCAACAGCTACAGCCGCGGCACCAAATTTACAACAAACAGCACATACAGATATTCCACGTTGGAAATCAACAGACACGGTCCCAAGACCTAGTGGTTCTGTTTGGTTTAAAACAACCGCTGTTAACAACGGTGTGAATATTGTTGTTAAGAAATTTAACTCCACTACAAAAGCGTGGACTACTATAACCGCTCCAGTTTATGAAAATGATGAAACTGCAAATAAAGAACTTGACGCAACAGGTGGTGGCAAAAACATAGCCGCCGCTAGTTTATANGGTCAATTTGACTTTACAGAGTCNGATTTTCAGACAGTTAAACTTATGGAACGTGTNGCANCNGGTGCTAGTACAANNACAAGTGATGTTGTTACAGCTACCTTAGTTAATGCAAACACATTTACAATTAGTGCTAGTGTAGCTGGTTCGACTACTATGTCAACAGCAGTTACCGCAACAATTTCTGGTACAACATTAGCAGATTATGTTACTGCATTTAATGCGGCAAATGTTTCTAATGCTTCAGCAGAATTAGCA